ATGGATGTTCACCCTGATGAAGAGGAAACCTGTATAGAGTTAATGAAGAATGCAATGCTAAGTCTTAAAGACGAGTGTTCTTTGAGGTTTGGCGTTGAGTACAACATGCCTGTTGGCATTGAGTTAAAAATTGGAACTAACTGGTCCGACTTAAAAGAAGTCGGCGTTTACGAAAGGACGTAATGAATGAGTAACTTAGCTGTTGTTGAAACCCAATCACTGACTGATCTAGTGACAGCCGATAAAGCAGATAATGCTAAGATCATGGCTTTGCTGGGTCAAGCTAGTGAGGCGGGGTCTACAAAAAGCGTTGACTTTTTACCCAAGCTTGCCATTGAACACAACACTGAAGATGAAGAAGGTAACACCCTTCCAAGAGGACAGTGGAAGTTCAAGGATGCTTCTGGGCAGTGGCAACACTCCAAAGAAGTAACCTTCCGGCCATTCCTGCGGCGGTACATGTACACTGTCTGGGACAATGCGGAGCAATCTTACGGCAGTATGTCGATCCAAGGGGCATCCTTTGGTGATGAGTTCTTTGACACTGCTGGCGGAATCCGCTGTGGCAAGCTTAACAAGCGTGACTTGGAAGGACTGTCTTCTGACGACCCAGAGAGGACACTGCAAGCTAACATCAAGTGCGCCCAAGTAGTCTACGGTATGGTCGAGACTGACTCTATCGAAGCTACACCCGCTGTCTGGTACGCTCGTGGCAGTAACTTCATGCCTGTTGCGGATTGGATCAAGACTCTAGAGAAGCAAGGTAAGTTGCTGTTCAATACGAGAGCAACGCTTTCTACGCTACGACAGAAGTACGGTGGGAACATCTACTACAAGTCAAAGATCGACGTTAAGGATTACGTTGAGTTTGACCCAGCGGTTGATGTGCCTATTCTTGAGAAGTTCGTTGAGTCTGTTAACTCTCACAATGCTTACATCGAGTCAGAATACAAAGAAGCCCGTGGGGACTTTGCTGACGCGCAGATTGTAGAATCAATGGATGCTGATGACTAACCTCATCAAAGAATACTTGCAAATTTATTTGCAGGGTGTCGTTTCGGGGGAGAGGAAACTTTCCCCCGATTCTATTGCCCTATTGTCAGATGAATTAATTGCGTCAGCAAAACGGCAGTTCTCAAACGAGAAGGCTACACAGAAGTGGCGACCTCGTATGTCTGGTCTGGGCAAGCCTCTGTGCCAACAGCAGCTAGAACGAGATGGCGTCAAGGTCAACAAGAAGATGGACTACAACGCTGTCAACAGGTTCCTATTCGGGGACTGGCTTGAGTCATTGCTGTACGTCGAAATGAAAGAGGCAGGGATAAACGTCGAGGCATACCAAGAAAAGGTATCGCTTGAAATAGCTGGTGTTAAAGTTAATGGCACCCTTGATGTAATCATTGATGGTAAGGTGTGGGACATTAAAACTGCAAGCCCTTACGCCTACATGAACAAGTTTGCAAACTACAACAAGGTTAAAGACAACGATCCATTTGGCTATGTGCTACAGGGCTACCTGTACAGCGCAGCCGTAGACAAACCCTTCGGTGGTTGGATTGTTATGAATAAGTCTTCCGGTGAACTGTTGGTATGTAACGCCCCATCCATACAGGATGAAGAGCGTGAGGCGGCTCTGGCTAAAGCAGAGTACAACATGACAGTGCTTCAAGACCCTACGATTAAGGTACAGAAGTTAGAAGACGAGCCTGAGATGTACAGGAAACAAAAGACAGGCAACCGAGTGTTAAGCACCACCTGTTCTTTCTGTGACTTCAAAGAACATTGCTGGCCCAAGGCTGAGATGAAGTACAAGGTTGCTTCTGCCAGAGCAAACCCACCGATGGTTTGGTATTCCAAGTATGTTACGGAGGAACTTTGATGCCAGTATTAGTAGTCAACAGAATTTTTAATTCTGACGTTAATTTTAACAAAGAATGTTATTTTGTTTATGATGAAAATGAAAAGGGTGAGGGGGGAGAAAGTTGGAAGCGTGGGAATGATCGGTGTTTGCCAATAACAATAAAGCGGGTTCCTGCTATGTCCATAGAAGCATACTGGAGTGACGACAACTACGAATCAAACTGTAAAAAAATACAGAACGATTTAAACAACATAATCAATGTGTTAAAGTATGGTGCTTGTGTTTTTATTGAGCAAAATTTTTTATCTGGCGAAACCAACAGCCCAATGAATACTGAGTGCCCCAAAACTAAAGAGTTTCTTTTAGACAGCATCCAATTGCTGCAATCCAGATACAGGCCGCATTATGTCAAAACGTAAACGCTCGACACGAAATGCAATGGGCACAAAGTACAGAAGTAATTTTGAGGTTGGGTTTGCAAGTGATCTTATAAAGCGCGGTGTTAGCTTTGATTACGAACCAGACTCCTATGAGTATGTACCAAACCCTACAACCTACACCCCAGACTTTTACATACCAGAACATAACTTCTATGTAGAAACTAAGGGGTTCTTTACGTCTGAAGACAGGACAAAACATTTGACTTTTCGCAAGCAGCATCCTAGCATTGACGTTCGCTTTGTGTTTATGAATGCTAACACCAAGATAAACAAAAGATCAAAAACAACCTATGGTGATTGGTGTGACAAGCACAGTTTTAAATACCACAGCAGAGTTATTAATGACCAGTGGTTGTTTGGAGATGACTATGACGAATGACAATGTTAACAGCCCTGCTCATTACAACGTAGGTAATCTTGAAACAATCCAATTGTTAGAAGAGTCTATGTCAAAGAGAGAGTTTCTAGGCTATCTTAAAGGTAATGTCATAAAGTACCTTGCTCGTTATGAGTACAAGGGAAAGCCTATGGAAGACTTAGATAAAGCTTTGTGGTACTTGGAGTACCTCAGTAGGAAGCGAAAAGAATATGACGTTGACCTAGAATTTGAAAAGGGAGTAGGGATGTGAACAAATTCTATGAGTCCGTCAAAGAGTTCCAAGAAGCTTTTGGTCAAACACCATCCATACACAGGCGTGTAAAACTAATTGAAGAAGAGTACAAAGAATTAATGGAAGCTATTCCATTGTCCTTAGTATTTTCATACTCCTCTGATGATCCCATGCCTTTTAACATGATGAAGAAGGAAGCGGCTGATCTGTTATATGTTTTGACTGGGCTGTTCGTTGATTACGGCTGGGACATGGATGCTATCTTTGATAGGGTGCATGAGTCCAACATGTCAAAGCTTGGGGATGACGGCAAACCGATTTACAGGGAGGACGGCAAAGTGTTGAAGTCGTCTAAGTACAAAGAACCAGATTTAAGTGGGGTATAATAAATGAACGCAACTAACATGACTGAACTGCCAACCCCGTACCAGAAGTACATCCATACTTCTCGTTACTCCCGTTGGATGGACGATGAACAGCGCAGAGAAACGTGGGACGAGACTGTCAACCGATACTTTAATTACATGGAAGAACGGCTCCAAGAACGTAATGACTTTAGTCTCGACAAAAGTCTGCGTACAGAACTACAGAGTGCTGTGCTGAACCTAGATATCATGCCGTCTATGCGGCTGTTGATGACTGCTGGCCCTGCTGTTGAGCGGTGCAATGTAGCTGCATACAACTGTAGCTACGTTCCTATCGACAGCCCAAGAGCCTTTGATGAGGTGTTGTACATCCTTATGAATGGCACAGGCGTGGGCTTTTCTGTTGAGCGTGAGTGCATCAAGAAGCTTCCAGACGTAGCGGAACACTTTGAGGACAGCACAACAATAATTAAAGTTAAGGACAGCAAGTCAGGTTGGGCAAGAGCATTTAAGGAATTGGTGTCTCTGCTGTACGCAGGGCAAATCCCAACGTGGGATATGTCGCTTGTACGTCCTGCCGGTGCGCGGCTAAAGACCTTTGGGGGACGGGCCTCTGGCCCAGAGCCACTGAATGATCTGTTCCGCTTTGCAGTTAACATGTTTACTAAAGCGGCTGGACGGCGATTAAGCAGCATAGAGTGTCACGATCTTGTTTGTAAGACGGCACAAGTAGTAGTTGTAGGCGGTGTGCGCCGTTCAGCCCTTATCTCTCTCAGCAATCTTAGCGACGATCTGATACGGGCATCCAAGTCTGGTGACTGGTGGAACAACCACAGCTATCGGTCCTACGCTAACAACTCTGCTGTGTATAAGTCTGTGCCTGACATGAACGTGTTTATGAAGGAGTGGCACTCACTGTACGAGAGCCGGTCAGGTGAGAGGGGCATGTTCAGTCGTGCTGCTGCCAAGAAGCAAGTTGCTGTCAATGGTAGGCGCGATCCAGAGTTTGAGTTTGGTACGAACCCCTGTTGTGAGATTATCCTACGACCCAACCAGTTCTGTAATCTTACAGAGGTGGTGGTTAAAAAGAACGACACAAAAGAAAGTCTAGCTAAAAAAGTACAGCTTGCTACTATTTTGGGTACATATCAATCTACTCTTACTGATTTTAAATACCTCAGAAAGATTTGGAAGGACACCACAGAAGCAGAAAGACTGCTAGGCGTAAGCATGACTGGCATTCTGGACAACACCCTTACTAATGGTAAGAACGGTAATCTTGCTGCTGTGTTAGAAAGCTTGCGGGAAGTTGCTGTAACCACAAACAAGAAGTGGGCAGAGGCATTGGGCGTACCCCAGAGTACAGCCATTACCTGTGTGAAGCCGTCAGGGACCGTCAGCCAGCTTGTAGACGCTGCCAGTGGTATCCACCCCCGACACAGCAAACACTACATCAGGCGCGTTCGTGGGGACAAGAAAGACCCACTGACACAGTTCCTAGTAGATGCCGGTATTCCATGTGAGGATGCTGTTGGAGATGTCGAGAGCAAGAACACTGCTGTGTTTTCTTTTCCTATTAAAGCCCCGGAAGGAGCGATGATTAATGATGAACTTACACCTTTGGAACATCTTGAACTCTGGCTTACGTACCAAAAGCACTGGTGTGAACACAAACCCAGCATTACTATTACGGTTAAGGAACACGAGTGGCTTGCTGTTGCAGCGTGGGTATACGAAAACTTTGACTTCATGTCGGGGGTTTCTTTCTTCCCACACAGTGACGCTGTTTACACGCAAGCTCCGTATGAAGAAATAGACGAGACTACCTACAGTGATCTGTTGTCTAAGATGCCAGAGGAGATTGATTTCTACAAACTCCAAGAGTACGAGAAGGAAGACAACACAAAGGGCACCCAAGAGTTTAGTTGCGTGGGTGATATCTGTGAGGTAGTCGATGTCTGATATGCAGGACACAAAAAAAGAAGGACGCTTTATCAACGTCCTTTCTTTTTCTTTGATGCTGGATAAAGACTTGTCTTTGTCACCAGCTATTGAAGTTAGCAAACTCGACACAGAAGAGTTTGTAGAGTTTATGGATGAAGCCCTACCGGAGTTTGACTACACACACGACATAGCCAACCTGATTGGTTATGCAACAGAACTAGTTGAGGCTATCGTGCAGAGTGTAGAAACGTACTGCGGTATGCCTACGTCAGAACAAGTTATAGAAGAACCCCTAGACAAAAAGAAGGGTACAGTCAAAGAGGTATACGAGGCGATTAAAAAGACTAGGTTAAATTGAAGTGTTACTTTTTAACCAGTGATCCACCAAAGTACAGCCCAACAATCGCAGACACAAGGTGTGTGTCGAGCGGTGTTATGACCATGCCGGTCATCTGCTTCCACTGGAATATCTCCTTGCCATCAAAGAACAGGAACCCCGGCCTAAACTCTGTCCAGCCAACCGTAACAGCAATGTCTGGGTAGAAGACAGCAATTACTTTGGGCCAAACAATGATAGCTCCTATTGCACTCAAAGCAATAAGCCGTCGCGTCCAAGCAAAGTGAGGGTTCTCATACCGGCGAGCTTTGTCGATGACATCAGCTTCTTTGCTCATCATAGCCATCATCATTTTGTTGTTGGCTTCTTTTGACTTAATACTCTGTCCCCAAATGGACATCACACCACCCAGAACAGATGAACCAAGCATTGTAATTAATTCTACAGGAAGTCCGCCTAACATATTACTGTCCTTTAAAAGTAGATACCATCCACATAATTGCGCTCCCGATTACTGCAAGGATAAACCCTGCACCGTATAGTCGGGAGCGTTCTTTTTCTAGGGTGTTAACCCTACGAGACAAAGCTTTCATGTCGCTCTGTAGTCTTTCGTGGGATTGAATAAGCGCGTCCATCTTTCCTTCAAGACGGCCAATAGCCAGCATTAACTCTGTGTCGGTAGCCCCGTTGTTGGTAACCATTAGAGTGCTGTTTCAGGAGTACCAGTGGGATCAGCCCCAGCTATTTCAAATAATCTCTGTTGCTCTCCTTCGTTCCTAACAGCCATAGTTAAACTAACAACATTAAGAACAAAGTCTTGAAGGCTAGTATCCTCTGTGCTGTTGCTAACTTTTAAAAGATTATACAAAGCTTGAGCTGTTTTTTCATGGTGTTCTCTTGATTGACCCTCACTTATTATGCCAACCATAATAGGAATTAGTCGTCGCCCACCTACAAACCTTGCTGCGTAAGGACTGTACCGCGCCCTACCAGCGTCTACGCCATCAAGCACATACTCTGCAAGACCGGGGGTAGACAGTATTTCAACCAAAGCTTTGTTTTTATTAGAAGCCAATGATCTTAACAACCACTCCGACCCAACATATTTCAAA